TGTTAAAAAAATCACCACCCATTCTTAATCTTAAAGTACCACTATCTACTTCAACTCCAAAACTTACATAATATGTATTGCCTATTATTGGGGTAAAATTAGTGTATACTAAATTGCCATTGGCAGAATTAGCTTTTGCATAACCTAAAGCAGCACCATCATTATCCGAAAAAAACCAACCCGACCCTAATGTCCATGTATTAATTTCTGGTGGACGATTAGCAGTTGAAAAGTCAATTAAAGGTACAATAATAGGTCGTAATTCAATTGTAAATACACCTTCAACAATATGTTCGGCAATAGGCGAAACACCACTTTGGCTATCACGGTATTTCATTACGCTTGTAAAGGTTACAACCGCCTCATTGTTATTATAATCTAAATCTTTTGATGTGTAAAATTCAGTTGCTAAATTATTAAATACTTTACCAGCTAATAAATTTACACTTGCGATGTGTTCGTACTCTATATCTAAGTCTTTAATGTGTCCATAATAACCGCGCCTACCCGATGCAAGTCTTATTAATTTTGTATTAGGGTTACTATTGTCGTTTACAATAGATGTTTCAAAACTACTTTGTTGTAATAAAGTTGAGGTTAAATAATAAATATTTATAACTACCGCTGCATTTAAATAACTATTAGGTTGAACCATAAAGAATTTTCTATCACTAAAAAAGAAACGCATACCTAATGGTATCATCATCCTTTTTAACACATCATAACACTTCATATAAGTGATATTGTCTTTAGTATCTATAGTGTAGAAAACTTTATGATTTACCCTCATTCTAATTAACGGATCAATACCCGATGAATAAGTCCAACTGTCCTCATGCCAATTAAATGCTGATGCTAAGACACCTACGTTTGTGCCGTAAATAGATGGCACATATGTTATTTTTTGTAAACAATTATTTACATGATTTATAATAGTATCGTCACCTTGGTACACATCATAACCTTCGGGTTTATAATCTATGCCTTTTAACCAACCAATTCCGTCAACTGCATTTATATCGTAAAAATATCCTACAGACAAAGCAACGTCATCGTATTCGACAAGGTCAGCCAAAATGTAGCCATACCAATAAAAGTTAGGTGCATCTCCAGTATCGTAACCGGTTAATCTTACAGTAAACCTACCCTCGGGACTTACCAAAAAGTCTGTAAGGAATTGTTCTTTTACATTGTCATTTATTAAAATAGTAAATTTAAAATTAGATGCTATAATTGGGGCATATCTTTCCAATCCATTTTCAACATCTGATTGCCATGTTATCTCAGAATTAATAACATCAACAGTACTTGTAACACCCGAAAAGTTAGCATCATCTATGACTAAATAATACTTGCGACCTTTTTCAGAATAAAATGTTGATGTATATCTTGCAGCCATTATCTTATTCTTGTGTTTAAATTCCTTGCCTTTTCCATTATAACCAACAAATCACTTCCTGCAACCCTAGTAGTTAAAACGTATGGATTACCACCGCCTACATCACCTAACATACTTTTAAGTTTAGATAACGGAGCAATTACTTCTGGGTCATAAGATGCACCACGATTATCTCCGACAGTTGCTAAGGTAGGACCGAATGCCAAACCACCTTGCGCAAGTTTAACTGAATCCATTTTTGATTTAAGGAAAGAAATTGCAGCGATACCTAAACCAACGGCTAAAATTGACCCAATAGGACCACCGCCATTAATTATTGAATTAGTTACCATTTCAACCAATAGTAATTGCAAGGCAGAATTAACTGCATCTAACATTACAGTAACAAATGTTTTACCAAACGATATTAGTGCATTTTCTCCGTTTGCCAAGGCACTACCTAATGCCTCAAAACTTGAGGCTAATGCATTACCTAAATTATTGTTAAATGTTTCACCAAGAGTATAAATTACATCATCAAGTTGCTTAAAAGATTCTTTTAATTTATCTACTTGAGGCTTTGCTTCCGCAAGTCTTTGTTTTAATATTGTTAAAGATTTTTCACCTTCAGAAAGTCTATTTTGTTCTAAAAAATCATCTAAACTACCACCACCAGTAAGTGGTTGTAATATTGATGGAGTAAATACTTCAAGTGTTTCTTTTCTTGCGGCCTCATCAGCTGCTTTATTTTGTGCTTGTTTATTTGCCTCAGATGCACCAGTTGGTAATGGTTTAAACTCACTAAACGAATCAATTTTTTCAAGTTCTTTTAAAGCAGTTATTACTGAATTTATTTCAAACTTTACAGATCTTATTTTATCTGCTAACGCTTCCGCTCCAGCTGAGTTTTTACCGTAAAGCAATACTTGGTCTTCGTATTGTTTTTCAAGGTTTTTTAGTGTTTCTTGTAATAATTCATATTTTGTTTTAGCTTTATCTAAACCATCTCCTGTAGTAGGTCCGAATAAATTTTTATCTAATTCTGGTACATTACCTACTAAAGCTTTTAATTCTTTACTTGTTTTTGTCCATGCGTCTTCAATAATTATACTTTCTTTTCTAACATTTTCAAGTTGTTTATTTAATTTTTTTATTTGTTCACTACCCGAAACTGCTCCAATAACATTACCTAATGAAAAACCACCTTTTTCTGCCTTTCTTGTTTTTTCATTTATTTTTTGTAATTCTTCGCTTAATGCTTTTTCTTTATCTAATAATTCAACAGATCGCTGCAATTGTTTATCAGCAACTCCTTGCAATCTCATTATATCAAATTTCTTTGCCAATTCAGTATTTAAAACAGTCATAACTTTAGACATATTATTTAAATAGTCTTGTTCTGTTTTTAAATCCGGAAGATACTGACCGTATTTGTTTTTTATTTCATTGATTAATTGTAACCTAAGTTTATTGCTTGTATTAGTATCATTTATTAATTTAAAACTAAATTCTAATTGAGTAATTTCTTTCTGCATTGCTTTTGCAGAACTTGATAAATGTCCAGATAAATCATCAATTGGTTTATTTGCTTGATGTATATTATAAGCAAAAAGGGCAACTGCCGCTACCGCTGCTAATGTTATAGTAACCCAACCACCCATCAACACTTGATATGTTCCTGTTGCTTTGTTTAATTTAAACATTGCACCAACTAAATTACCAATCATCATAGTAATTGTGCCAAACGCACTTGTTAATTGACCAACAACCCACAGTACACCACCAGCAATGGCAATATACTTTGCAGCGGAAATCATATTACTTTGCATCTCATCACTTAAACTACCCCACCAGTTTAACATACCCTCAATTACATTAGATATAGATTCTAATGCCCCTTCAAGATCAATGTTTTTAAGTATTGCTTTTCCTAATTCAACTTGCGTAAATTTAAGGCTATCTTTAAAATTATCTATATTGTTCCTTAATCCACCCGTTGCGGCCTGTACCGCTGGTAGTGTTTGTAAAGCACCAACCAATTGCAAATTAAAATCCTTTGCCGCTATACCAGTTGCCCTAACTGTTTCAATGTTTCTTGTACCAAATGCTTTTTCCAGGGCATCTCCAATCAATGGCACATTCTCTTGTAAAATACCAAAATCCTCTTGTAGGATTCTGTTTTTACTAATCATCTGAGTTAACTGCTTTGTAACAGATGCAAGGTTTACCGAACCGCCACCACTTGCAGCAATAGCAGTACCAAATCCAATTAAAGTTTTCCTTGCCTCATCAGCACTTAATCCAACTGCTTGTAAATTAACCGAACCTCTAACCGCTTCTTCAAATCCAAGTCCAGGTAATCTTGCCGCCTCTTTAAGTTTCATCATCTCACCAGTTGCGGCATTTGCACCGCCCATTATACCGGATAAGGCTCTTTCTAAACTATCAAAGTCAGCGGCAGCGTTAACGGCAGTAGCACCAACTGCCATTAAAGGGGCAGTAAAACCAAGGCTAATGCCACGACCTATAGCAAGTGACTTTTGTGAGAAAGCAGTAATGTTTCTACCAATAGTCTTTAAACTCCTTTCAAAAGGAGTAGCATCAGCCCTGATTTTTATACTAAGTATTCCTGCCATTATTTTAACTTTTCTCCGACACTTTTAGTCTTTATAACACCGTCCATAAATTTCATCATGTCGTAGTCCTTGGTTGTTAAATCTCTTTTCTTGGTTTTATTATCCCAATCAAATCTAATTAAATCTGTTGGTTTTAAATTAGCATTTTTGCCAGTATGAGGCATTACGCTCCAATATGCCATAAACCTTGTTTGCTCCCAAGTTCTTTTGTATTCCGCATCTTTGTTATCAAAATGACCTTTAATCTTTATAAATAATTCTTTAAAGTCAAATTGATTCATTTCATCCGGTGTCATCTGTAAATCACCCAAACACAACCTTTCAATATCCTCTACCTCTAAAACTTTTGCATTTGGGTCACTTATTTTTTTTCGTTTGATTTTTCACCGCCCATGCTTTCTGACAACAATTCGCTAAATTTATTAACCATGTTGTGGTCATCAATAAGTTCAGCAAATGTTTCTAAAGTAAATGGATTTGGTATGGCTTCTCTTTTATAGCCATTTTGTACACCTAAATACAATACCTCATATAATAAGGTTAAATCGTCTTCAAGTGCTTTGCTAAATTCAGAAAATTTAATTTTTTTTTGTTTAAGAAATAATGATAAGGCATAACCACCAATTTTAAATGGTATGTCTTTGTCTTCAATTTTTACATGATTTACCGAGGTCATAAGAATAATTTTAAAAGTTAAAGGCTAAAGGGAGCAAGACTTTCTTGCCCCCAAATTAGCCTCGTGTAAATATTAATTAGTTGTTGCAGTAGCAACATCACTATAAAGACTATTTCCAGCCCCATTTACGGCAGCAACTTTAAAGGTATAACTACTCGCAGCGGTTAATACACCAGTAGGTATGACAAGCGATGGTGTTGTACTTACTGTGTCAGTATAAGTTTGATAAAAATTATCACCTACACTAGTTAACTTATATTGAATAACAAAGTCGGTCAAAGCTGGTTTGCCAATAGCTGATGGTGCAGTCCAATCTAAAGTTACACCTTGATCTCCAGGAGTAGGAGTAGCCGTTAAACCAGTTGGTGCTGCTAATACAGAATTAGTAATTCTACTTACTTGTCCATTAATTCGTAAAGACGCTGATGCAGTTACGTTTTCTTGGTTAGATGAATTAAGTGATAAACTTTCAATAAATGCACTAAATGTATATATTGAATCATCAAGAGCATCTGTAGTATATGTGCATACAACTGCAGTTCCTGCATCCCAACTACTAAATAGTGTATTAAATTTAACATTTGCACTTGCGTCACCCGTGTCGGCAAATAATAATTCAGTTGAAAATGTTGCAGATTTTTGACCTGGAGCAACTTCAACCCAAGCAGAGGTGTTGTCCTTGTGCGCGATTTCTCGCATTGCTCTTGTTAGGTCTAATGTATCAGATGTTGAGTATGCTACCGCAACATCGCCTACATATAAACGCAACAAAGAACCATTTACAATTCCTGTAGTAGCCATGATTATTTTATTTTAGTTTTGTTTTTAATTGGTTTTTCTTCTAAATAAAATTCCTCTTCTTGTTCCTCTTGCATTGAATACAATTCACTTTCGGGAACAATGATTGGAACATAAACCATTTCCTTTTCGGGTTCTTGTTCTTGTTGTGGATATACCTCAACATTTTGACCATGATATTCTTGTGCGAAACCTAAATTAATAAGCTGGTTTGCTTTTGCATTCAGTACATCGCAAACATTTCCGACAATAAAATTATCATAGTCCTTAATAAATATTATTTTCATATATTATTGATTTTAAACAAATAATCTTGTACCATCCAATATATTTTATCTTCCATTATAGGATCCCCAGTTGTTTCATCTTCAAACACTACCCAATCTACTTTTGCATTTGCATAAGTACCTCTTTTATTATCAAGTGCTACTCTTAATGCATCAGCAACGGTGTTAGTAGTGTCATAATTTTTAGAGTATATGAAAAAGTTAATTTTAAATTCATCCTTAGGACTAATTAAATTTTTAACTCTTGTAGGATTTGTATTTACTTTTGTGTAAGTAATATATGGGTAAATAACTTCCATAGGTGCTTCTTCCGGATAAATCCTTGTACCTATTAAAGTAACCAAATTTGCATTTGCAGCAACCATAGAATAAATTACACTTCCAATATTCATTATGTTCTCGTATATGTTAATCCAGCACTTCTGGTTTCCCTTTCAATAATTCTTTCAGCACCTCTTATAATTATGTCACCCGTTCTTTTTTCAGCCTTAATAAAACCTTGTAACAAAGCCTTATTTCTAAATTCATTTGCACCACCAAATACAAAATTGGCATAGTATGCATCTGATTTATTTATACCATCAAATGGTCCTTTGTCCATTTTAGTTGGATATTGTTTTAATGGTCCGATAACTATCGTGTCTTGTCTTCTTAGCCTTGGTTTAAAAGGGTTAATTACTTTTATACTATTCCTTAAATGACCAGCTTTGTAAGTAACCTTTATTCTACGCGTTGACTTTTTACTTTGTATATACCTATAATGTTCGGGAAATCTATATACTGGTATTTGTGGTTTAATAGCATCAATCATAGGTTTTGATGCATTAGTAATAATATCAACTTTATTTTTATTCCAATCTCTCATCGCATTAGTTCTTAAATGCTCTAATGCTTTCATTACATCCCTATCATATATTTGTAATGTCATGGAGTATTCTCCCATTACAAATTTACCACCTTGTTCAGCTAATCTTTGTTCGTTCCTTGCCCTTGTATAAGCAACACCCCTTTCCGTATGTGAAAATGATAATGGTCTTCTTGGCATTAGTACGATGTTCTAAATGTTCCTAAACAATCCATAAATCTTCTATCGTTACTTACCTCTATTCTTTCGATTTGAAATAAATCACTACGATATAAAAATCTACTTTTAATAGTCACATTTGTGTTATAACGAATAGTAAATAAAATCTTTTGCTGACCTACAATCTTATCAGCGTCTTCTTCCTCAAAGCCTGTTTTATAATCAACAGATGCCCACAAGGTAGAGATATTTGTAAAAGTTTCTGATTGAAAACCACTATTAGATTGAGATATTGTTCTGTTTTGTAAAACAACTCTTTCCCTCATTTTGCCTACAATCTCACTTTTATTATACCCAATCATACTTGTATCTATTTAACATTATGTCAGTAGCCGTTGGCATTTTGTGTACACCGTCACCACGGTTATCATACATAGATGCAACTAATTTTAAAATTGCTATTCTTATGTCTGATGGGCAATCTGTAGCATTTATTCCATATCCAGCCGTATATGTAATAGTTACGTCATTTAAAGACAAATAAGTATCGGGAAAGTCTTGGTCTACCGCCTCTGCAATAATACCTCTAAAAGTATCCACTTCATATAAACTTGGTGATAATACTTGAGATACACCATTTTCATCCAGGTAAGTAATGGAAGATACCGCAACACAAGGATAAACTAACAGTTTAACTACATTTTCATAATCAGTTGCCACTTTGTAACTTGATGGAAAACGCTCTAACTTTTGTATGATAGTTTTTGTAAGAGTAGATATATTTTGCCTTGATTCTACCGCTTGTCGGGCAGCCTTTAGCATTGTAGCAATAAGAGAATCATCAGTTGAATCATCAACTTTCAAATAATTTTTGACTTCCGCAGATGTCCATAATTCATTTGTCTGATCAACTGTTACTCTCCAAGGTTTCATCTCTTAATTGCTTTTTTTGGTTTAGAACTAATCTTAGTTTCGATTAAAGGTGCATTGTCTTCGACAACAACTTTATTTCCAACTATTTCTGCTAACCCTGCTTTTATTAATTCATTTGCCGTCATCTCATTTAATTCAGCCACATCCCCTTGAAAATATGCAAGGGAATGTGGTGAACCTGAAGGAGATTTTATGAATCTCACTTTCATCTTATGGGTTTTTAGCTACAAAGTACGCAGTGTATTTTGTTGATTGCGTACCAACACCAGTTAACACTAATCTATATTTTGTGCCACCGATTAAAGCATCTTCATTAGA